GTAATGGTCAGTTGCCATGTCCCCGTTTACTTTTTTCATCACGTACCGCGCCACGTAGGCCGCTGACTTGAATGTTACCTCTCCGATTAGGCTGAAGCCCATTGGCCATAGCTCCTCGAGGATCTTGGACCGGTAGAGAGGTATCTTGTTACTCTCCTTCCAGAGAGTTTTGTCTGGGAAATCGTATCCGAATATACAGGCGTGATAATGTGGCCTGAGTAGTTTTTCGCCGTATTCTCCGCAGTGGAAGAAGCGGATTGGTATTTTTGAGTATTTTTTGCGTAGTCTTTTCATGAATAGTTGGAAGTGCCGTATATTTAGTGAGCCATCTGGCGGTAAGTTTGCGTCGTTATACGTTAACGTTATGAAGGAATTTTGTTTATGTAGTGACGCTTCGTGAGAGCATCTTATAGCCCATTGGCGTGATCTTTCGAGACGGCACCCAGTACATTGACCGCAAGGTAGTGTGACGGGTAAGTCCCTATAACCCATTGTTGGATTGAATACTATTGAGCGTTTCCCATTTTCGCCCAGTTCTCTTGAGCGGAAGCCTTTTAGTGGATGGAAGCAAGTCATAGCTTTTTCGCTGCCATCATTGTCTCTCCTTAAGCAAGTGGCGGTCTACCTGACCGCCTGCGGCAAGCTATAGCCTTATCCCGCCCCTCATGGGCCGGGTGCCGCGATTGCGCCCGTTCGTCTTACGAGCGGTTCGCGTGAAGAGCCGGCGGCTCTTCTTTCTGGAGATTGGTTTCCTTCTGGGCATGGTGTTGTTTCTCCTGGTGGTGTCAGTCAGCACAGTTAACATCTAGTAGGATGAACTGTGCTAGGCCGCTGGAGGGTCACCAGCGGGCGGATTTGCCGGCGGCTCTACGACCGGCAGGATTGGAGGAGTAGGCTCTGACGGGGCTCCTAGCCCCAGGGAGCGTACCTCCTCGAGGTTCGCCGGGTTTTGCACGAATTTCAGGAATTCGCCCGGATCGTTATCGAAGCGGCGCCGGACTTTTGCAGTCAGGCTATCGAACGCTTCGTTGGCGGCCTGGACTATAGCCAGCGCCTCGTGAAGCTCAGGAGCAGAGGACACGTCCTCGTATCGCCCCTGATACTTTGCGTTGTGGTCGATCAGGCCCGTTTTCTCGTATTTGGCCATGATCGTATTTACATTGCATTCGTCCCTGAACGATTGTTTCGTCAGAGACGCCTTATTGAACTCCTTTTGTATTCGTCTGGTCATTTGAAGGCCTTTCCAGGGTATTTGTTTTTCTTCGATTTTCTCATGCGGTCGAGCATCTGCTCTATCGAGAACAGGAATTGACCCGTTCCCGATCCGCCATATTTGGTGAGCCTTTCCAGCTCCACCGCCTTTAGTCCCTGTATAGATTTTGCAGTTCCGGGACCATAGACCGACGCTGCAGCATCGTTGCCGGCCTTTACTTGCTCGTGGAAAGTCTTCCACTCTAGTGTCTTTTTATAGCCCGTGTCAGCATGTATGTTTCTTGTTTGGGCTCTAGTTTGCTTTACGCCCTCTTTTGTTTGCGTTAGTTGCGCTTTAGCTTGTTTGAGCTGCGCTCGAGCAGTTAGCATTTGGATTGCGGAAGGTACCGCTCCCTCCAGCTCATTGACCACAGGCCACGCTTGCGCTCCTGCGGCTGGCGCGGGCGGCGTCCCGGCGCCGCCCTGTTTGTAAGCCAGGATCGGGTTCAGGCCAGAAGCACGCATATCTGCCATTGCCCGTTGGTAAGAGGTAGCGCTTTGCGCAGCGCCAAAGGCACGGGCCTTTTCGGCCTCTTCAGCCGCTTTGCGCTGTTGCCATTTACTGGCGCCTTGCGCCGCTTGGTTTTGTTGTTGCGAGCCGACGTAGCTTAGCGCGGCGGACGCCACAGTGGCGGCCCCCATTATGATCGCTGGCCATACCATCGTCAGTCCTCCTCAGAAGTGGTCGATAAGTCCGGGAACTCCATAAAGAGGCATCGGCCTAGCTGTTCGGAGGCTGAAGTAAGAATCGAACAGGAAGTGAGGTTCAGTAAGCACAGCGATAACACGATCCACCGGCGGGTCATCTTCGATGAACTCCTCATTGAGTACCGGCAGCGTGGCGAAGTCTTGAGCCAAGTGCCAAGTGTCCAGTGATTGGGCATAGCTCGACCGGAATTCTCCGGTTATTTGCGACGGCTTGTAGCGGTATTCTGCGAACCGCTCTTGATAGCCGAAGACCTCTTCGTCAGCCGCGATGTCCTGCGTGAATATTTCTTTGTTCAGGATCGCTTGCTCGCCGATGTGCGAGAGAGCCGGCCAGAAGAAGTCCCATCGGGTCGACCTCGAGAACATCCGATTGAGGCCGGCTTGGTAAGTCAGATCGGCCCGCACGGAGACGAGCCCGATCAGTATGCAGTGTTCCGTGAAGGACTTCGTGAATCCGTGTCCGGACAGGGTCGTGGTTCCCACTCCCGTGAGGTTCCCCTGTGGCGTTCCAGTCGCCGTGTCCGACGTCTGTGCCACCGGGATCACATTTATCGGAGATTGCCCACCGCCCAGATACTCAGGGCGTTGCAGTCGTGCGTCTGGTGACGTCACGCCGAAGTGAGCTTTTACGATCTCCGTGTAGCGCGTTCCTCCTCGAGCATCGCGCTCGTAGAGTTTTTGAATTTGGAACGCCTGGCGCAGTTGATTGATTGTCGCCGCCGTCGCTTCGGACAGGTCGGCGTACACGTTCGGCCAGCCCACTCGCAGTGGGTCTTCTTGCAGCACCACTTGGGCTGCGGTTGTCTCGGTTACATACCGAGGGTCGTACTCCACGTTCGCGGTTTTGTCCGTTTCACGGACGCCCCACGCGCCGGGTGTTGAGGCAGTCGCTTCCCCGAAACCGATTCCGGTTACAGGAGCTTTGTCGCCCAGCGGGAGTTGCACAGCCGGCCCTTTCTGCGGCCACGGCAGAGCCGACGTGAAATAGTCGTGCCGTTTTCCACGCCGACGAAGTGGATAGTCCGTGTCCACATCCGGTCCATCGTCCTTATTGACGACTGCCGTAGTTTGAAGATTCTGATCACGAAACCATTCGTTCCAGATCAGGTTGTAAGCCCGGTGCCAGAGCGAGGAGTGAGCGAACGTCGCAACTCCGGTCGGTATGCCGAAATAGTCGGACAGCGACCCAACCTGATAGCCTGGGTCCACAGGAGCCAGCATCTGCGGGATCAGGTAATCCGTCGAGTCACCAGGGTTGATTTGCTCCCCGTTGAACCTTTGCCAGTTGTCCCATAGGAGACGAATCGGCACCGCGAAGAAGAACGTTGTCATGAACAGATTGTCCATGAACGGATGCAGTGGCGTAGCAAGCCGGGCGAACCCCGTCATAGACAGATTGAAGGTGTCCCCCGGCAGAGCTTCGTCGACGAAGATCGGTACCAAGTACCCGGCATTGAAAGTCGTCTTGTAGCCGTGCGATCTGTCGAAAGCCGACCTTGGGATTTCCGCCGCCGGCACCTCTGAAAACCGGTGAGCCATGACGGACGGCATCTGTGTTGTTCTCGCAACCATTATTTGACCTCCCGAAGTTTCGGTTCGTCAGACGATTTGTATTCTATCGCCTTTCCCAAGTTCGCCACGTGGGCCTGATCACTATCGTGCAGGCCCGTGATATTGTCGTATTGCGCGACTTGGAACAGGGTGAAGTCCGCAGCCCATCTGCAGATCTGCTGCCCGGGATCGTTCGCACTTTCGCTGAAAGCGCGGATCGCCTCCCCGCGGGATGCGAACATAAAAGGGGCCGAGTAGAACCCGGCCTTTTCATCATATATTGCGAACACTTTAAGGATCATTTTCATTCTCCAGGTTGCGAGGAAGTTGGTTTGTACGGGCCTCCTGGACTTTCTCTCTGACCGCCAAGCGCTCAGGTGTTTGGTCATCAGCATGTTTTTTCGAGGCCCTTATTCGTGAACCGCGGATTTTGCGGAATTTAGTCTCATCCGTCAACTCGTATTCACGATCGTAGAATTTAGGCGGTCGCATCTTTTTATTATTCATGACGACAAAGTCGTCAGGGTAGACATCACAGGAGTATTTCTTTAGCCAGTCCGACGCTATTCCGGGTCGTCTTGACATAGTTGTGTATTCGGGCATCAGGTGAACTACTTCGCCCGTTTCGGGGTCCACTTTAGTGTAATGGTCAGTTGCCATGTCCCCGTTTACTTTTTTCATCACGTACCGCGCCACGTAGGCCGCTGACTTGAATGTTACCTCTCCGATTAGGCTGAAGCCCATTGGCCATAGCTCCTCGAGGATCTTGGACCGGTAGAGAGGTAT